AGATCACCCGGAAGTACTGGGAGAAGATGGCCGGGGCCGCCTTCGTCTTCCTGGACGAGGATGAGGAACTGATCGCCAAGGCACTTTATTCCCTGACAACGATCACCACGGTCTTGAGGAGGAAGGATGGGACAGAGACTCCGCTCACGTGCTCACGGATCCTGGTAGATGGAGACAGGTACCAGAACGTGGGGGAGGTCAAGGTCATGCTCGAGCATGGGCGGGATTATATAATCCAGGCCGAGGCCCCGATCACCGCCAGGGTCAAGACCAGGATCCTTAAGGCGACCGTCTCCATCCCATCTGGCCAGGAGGGCCCTATGGCTGTGAAGATCATATTCGACGAGGGGGGGTCGAAGATCGAGGACTTTCTCACCAGGCTGGGATCATTTTTTAAATAAGTAGCACTACTCCCTTTTTTATGGCTGAACTTAATGAGGAGGAGCAGTCCTTCTGGGGGAAGGTGTTCATCATTGGTCTCCTGCTGACGATCATCGGCCTGATCGCAGCATGGATCACATGATGTTTCCTGGTCGGAAACAAATTGTTTCCCGATAGGAGAAAGAAGAGGGGGAAGGGGGATTATGATGATGAGCCGAATGAGTCATAAGAGAAGCTGAGCCCCATATTCAGCCTCCCGCTCATCGATGCCATGGTCTCGTGATGTGTCTCGAGCCCTGGGACGGCCACACCATCATCACCCAGGCTGCCGTAGATCGCATGGGTCTTTCCGAAAGATGTCATGGTCCCGGTCATGACCGTTGGAGACATCTGGGCCACCTGGCTCGGGCCACCTGCATTCTGATATGTCACCCGGATCCCGGCCCCGGGAGAGACCTGGCCGCTCAGCTCAGATCCATACATCCCTGATTTGAATACGACGGTCCCACCTCCATATACATCCTCACAGAGTGGAGCTGTCCCTTCATCCTGGCCGTTTGATATGCGGGACATATAGAAGGTGTCGGACAGGGCCGCCCCGGTTCCCTTGTAATCGATCGCCTTCACCGAAACTGGGATCGATGATGGGCCCATTGACGTGAAGGTGGACTCGGTCGCGATGTTCGTGATCCCTATGCCGGTGAGGAGATCGGACGAGAGAGACGAGATCCCTGAGCTGTTCCCAGATAGCTGCCATGTGTTCATCTCGCTGAATATGGTCGATCCCTCACAGGACCCGGTCACGCTCACAGTGGTAGTGATGAGCGATGGGACGAGTTCCTCCGCGGAGGGTTGATCGAAGGGGCAGATGTTGGCGGCCGATGCTGGGAATGCCAGGAGGCACGCCACCATGATCCCTAGGGTGAGAAGAGAGACTAACTTCTTCATGTAAGATCCTAGCTGCCATTAAAAAAAGTATTTTTAGGAGTGTCCCCGACCACCGGGGGACTGGTCGTGAGGGGTTGCAGTATTTAGGGTGGCCGGAAAATATTACTAAATTAGGATTTAACCACCCCCTCCCCGAAGCTCGCCAGGTCTGGTGGCTCTTGGGAGAGCCTCATGGTGTCATGCTCTCACAGGCTATCGCAATTGCCCGCGATAATTGACTCGGGATCAGTGATCTTATAGCTGCACGGTCCCTCGATGGTGGTAGTCTCCATTTTCCAAAACCGGGATCGCAATCGAAGATCGGGAAGTTTCCCCACAGATAACGTGATCCGCTTTTCTTCTGGTAATCTCCAAGAATTGGTTTGAAGTATCTTACCGCTCCTCGGACATTCTCAATCACCCACCATCTAGGCCTTATCTCTTTTATGATCCTGATTGTTGCAAGGACTAGAGATAAGTCTGGTTCTTTATGTATCCCTCCATTACAAACCCATGATGAAGGGAGAGATGCCTTTGAAAACTCCGTGCATGGCGGGGAGGCCCATACAAGATCAGGGGGGGGACCGGAGTAATTGAAATCCTGAATATCACAGCAAATATCAGGAGAGAAGTCTGGGTTAATATCAACTGTTATAACATCCCATCCTCTTTCCTTCATTGCTTGTGATGCACCTCCAAGCCCAGAGAATAAGTCAATCATCAACATATGCTACCTTTACCTCTTGTCGAGTCTTTCAGCGTTCCTCATTAATCGAGCCGCCGCTGTCAGCCTCATGATGTCCTGGGTCTTGGGGAGGTCATCGAGCCCTCTACCCCTCGACCGTCGTGGCGGTTGATTGGGGTAGTAGATGACCTCGATCCCGTGCTCGAGAGCATAGTCCCGCTCAGCCTTCGCACCGGGTGACCGGGCCCACCCTGGGATCATCAGGATCGCATCACATCTCGAGAGGATCTCGATGTCCCCCTCGATCCAGGTCTCCCTCTGGACGTCTTTTGCATGGTGGAATCCGGCGGTGTTCACATGGGGGCATATCACGGCCCAGCCTTGCCGCCAGTATTCCAGGGCGATCCGGGAGGCCCTGGTGATGTTCTCCTGGACACCGTGGATCGGATCCTGGCGGTCATCATAGGGCCCGGCAATATAGAGGACCTTCATGAGATCTCCTCCCCTGCCTGGATCACCTTTACCTTCCCCTCAGTTACGATGATCCTGGCGAGCGGCCGGCCTTCCTCCTTTGTGAAATGCTTGATGAATTTTCGGATCTCGCCCACTAGGGGATTCCTGAGTGTGTTCACAATGTGCTCGTCCACCGTGTCGATCAGGATGTGGAGTGTCATATCTTATCCCCCTTCCGTGCCAATTTCATGGGTCTGTCTCCAGGAGCCGGTTCTTGTGGAAATAACGCATCATCTCAGCCTTAAAGGTGGGGTGAATGTGGGTTCTACAGGCCATAAGCGGATAGACCCCCCATTCATCGATGACATCCCAGAACACATTGTTGTCGTCCAGGCGAGGGTCATGGCAGAGCCCGAACAGGGCACAAACCTCACAGCAGTTAACCACCATAATGCTCCTCCCCCTCTGGGATCCTGGCGAAAAAGTGGATATGATAGAGATTTGAGGCGGGGAAGTGCCCATGGTGGAGCCTCCTCCAGGTATCCTCGAAGTCCCGGGGTGACGTGAACCCTTCGAGGGCATAGAGGAGATTCCTGACGTCCGCCAGGTAGATGCGGTGGACTTCCAGGATCCTGAACCTGACCCCGTCGAGGGTGAAGGTGTCTCCCGGGGACCCCTTCTGCTCGCTCCTGGTGGTCGCGATCTTCCTCCCCTCCATGGCAGCTCTCTTCATCTCCGGGGAAAACCGTAGAACTATTTCTTTAGACATGCCGCTCACCTACATTCTTTGGCTGGTTCACAACAATGAACCAGACCGTCTCGCTCTCGCGTTTCTTTATGACGGTGGGCCTGACCCCAGTCCTCTGGTAATGTTCAGCTGCGTAGTCGATCGCTTCCCTTGCCGAGTATTTCGTTGCCAGGACCCGAACGTTCCCGGCGGTGATGTCTGCCTCGGTGGGTTTATCTGGGGGGATTATCCCCCACTCATCAAGTGTTGTCATTCAATCCACCCCTTATCCCGGTACTCTTCCACAAGGGTGACAACCTTGTCGAAGAAGTCTCTCTCCCACGGGAGGATAGCCTGGATTTTCCTATCTTCGATGTGTGGCCAGTCCCTGGCCACTGCCATGATCTTCTTGAGCCGTATCGTGAAGATGTCCGAGATCATTGCATGGATATTTTCTCCCTGCAGGATCAGGTCCTCGATCTCCTCGTACGGTCTGCCGGCCTTTTCCATCAGGTCGATCTCTTTCTTGATGTTCTCAGCCTGGATCTTATACTCTGAGATTAGAGCCTCGTCAATGTCATAAAGGTCTGGGCTGTCTCTCTCCATGAGCCTGGCCCAGGACAGAGGATCAGTATGGTCGTTCACGAGACATCCACTCCAGCTTGTATTTCCCTATAGGCCCGGACCAGGTCCTGGAGGTCCACATCGTACCCGCTGATCTTCGAGACTCTTATCAGGATCTGGTCGAGAGCCTCGGCATAATCCCCGTTGATGTCGTTGTCCGGGAGGTATTTCTCGAAGTCCCGGACCCGCATCAGGGCCGTGATCGAGGCCTCCCTGATTGCATTCTGCCGGGTCTCGAGGTATTCCCTGGCGGCCTTCTGTTGGGCTTCGGTATCCTCTGTAATCTTCTGCTGGGCCAGGAGATCAGCTCGGATCTGGGAGACCGCTTCGTTCACCATCCTGGAGAGCGGTGTCTCGATCGGCTGGCCGTCAGAGACCAGGGCCATGAGGGCTTTTCTGGTGAAGTCCGAGAGGTTGAAGTCGCTGAACTTATAGCGAGCGAGCCAGAGAAGATCCTGTGGGATATAGACTGTGGTTCTGAAATCACGGCTCATCTCTCCAGCCTCCCTCTCCTCTCTCTCTCTCTCAGCTCAGCTAGTGACATAACATAACATAACATAACAGTCACCGAACGATCCGGAGAGTCAGGTTGGGGTGAGATGCCTCGAAGAGTTTCTTTTTCAGTTTGAAGGCCTCAGTCTCCACCCCCTTGACGTCCTCGATCTCGATGTGGCCGTCTGCATACGTCACTTTGAAGTCCGCAACGTAAGTTATCCCTCGATACTTGACCAGTTTTTGGCCACAATCTGGGCATTTCCCGTATTCAATGTGTTTGAAGATAGTCCCACAAGGGACACACTTCGAGAATGGTTGGAATACTTCAAACGATGGATGGACCTCGATCGCAACAACGGTGGGATCCTTCTTTAGGTGCCAGTACCTCTTCTCCTCTTTCCGCGAGTCGAATGTCAGGCCCCCAGCGGTCGTTACACGCTGGGCATTATATTTCTGCTTCTTCGCGACAGCAGTGGTCATGCGTTCTTGACCCCCTCCTCTACGGGTATTGGCCAGAAATATTTCAGGTGTTTGGAGTTCGCCTTTTTGAGACGTTTTCCCCCCTTCTCCTCCACGAGGACCGTGACCATGCTCTTCAATGCCGTCTTCGATACTTTCTCCAGGTGGGGGTGCTTCTCAATCAGGAGCGCAATGATGTACTCGCGACTGACGATCTCGTTTTTCCTCTCAGTTGTTCGGAACTCATCGAGGAACTCACTTACCTGGTCGCGGTATTGGTGGATCACAGACATGAGCTCCTCCCCGCTATGAGACGTTTCCAATTGAATGTATCGAGAACCGGTTCTTTCCTGACCTCGTGGTGACATGAGGGGCAGTAATATCCCAAGACCCTGAACACCGGCCCAGAATATCTCCCGATGGAGTCAGCTTGGGACAGGAGTTTGCCACATGAGTCACATCGCCACCCACCACGTGAGAAGGGGAGATCCCATGGATTATGTATGGGAGAGGGGGGGTGAGTCATTATGGCGCCCCCCCTGCAAAAGCATCGAGTTCGGTCTGGGCCTTATTACGTCCTGGAAATATATCCTCCTCGGTTATGGAGGTGAGTATCTGAGCAATGAGATCTGGGGATGCGATCCCTTCGGCCGAAGAAAACTCCTCCCGTTTTATCTTTCGGGTGATCGATCCATTTATACCATCCTTATCCGTTATCTGGATTGTGATGGTGGCAGTGTATGTATAGTAAGGCATTATGGCGCCTCCATACCAATTTGTTTCGCGAAAGAAGATGGGGGTGTGGGGTCCTGGAATGACCTCCCGGAAGATCCGGTCTCCATGATCTCCCAGGTCATCTCCCTGAGCTCGAGGGCAGTCCGGATCCTGCGCTCGGCATCCGCTGGATGGCTGGAATCGAAGTAGACCTTTACAGCCCCCTTCTTTCCAGGTGTTCCGATCTCGATGCTGTCCTGGAAGATTGGTGTCTCCTGGACGGTGATGTGCTTTATGATGCTGACGTTCTCTTCTACCATTGTTCATCCACCTCTTCAATGGCCTCGGCCATGTGGGTCTTCAGGCAATACAGATTAACAGGTCGGCGGTATCGCCCCATGACCTGGTCAACCTTCACGATCTCTCCCCTCTTTCGGAGGTTAGCGATCGCTCTGATATACGAGGAGTGGGGGGTTCCAGGACCAAGGAGCCCGTACCTCTCGAGGGTCTCGCATGTGAAAAAGAAAGGATCTCCCACGCCCTTTAGAAACGTAAGGATCTCCTGTTCCTGGCTCTCGGCCCGCATCCCGTAGGCCTTGAGTTGGGTCTGGGTCAGATCGTGTTTCTTGTAGTACGATCTGATCATACCCCCGCCTCCTGAAACAGGCGGCTGGTGATCTCGATCGCCTTCTCGAGGACTTTCTCCACGACCATGTCGAAGTCCTCGGCCGGGTGGTTCGACATCCCATACAGAGATGCCGACACCTTCAATGATGACTGGAGCACGATCAGCAGCTCCCTGTCTATTGGTCCCTGGCCCCCCTCCCGCGTCGCTGGCGGGGGCTGGGCGGACTGCCCGGCTGATTGTCCACCCGCGGGGGGAGCCTCCTTCCCGGGCCCCGTGGCGGCCTTATCAGGGGCCTTCTGGACCTGGGCCGTAGAGGTATCCTTCCTCTGGGCCTGGTACTCCTCGCATGTGTGGCGGCCTCCTTCCGGGTGGTTAATGGGGATCCATCTACCGCTCTCCTGCTGGTAGACGATCTGTTTTCCGCAGGCATGACATGTCGCCATGTCAAGACCTCCGGGACCCGGCCTTCCCGGTCTCGGTCGCCTTCCTCTGCTGTCTCCTCTGCCTCTTAATCCGCACCTCTTCAGGAAGCGACTCTTCCTGCATCTGGATTGCCATGCGGATCGCTTCGCCCAGGGTAGTATGGATGACCCTCCCGGTATTCCCCCAGGTAATTGTTATGGGGCAGGAGGAGTGGGGTGGTATCTGGGCCCTGCCCTGATTCAGGTTTGCCATCACAATACCTCCTGGTAGACCACCGGTTCATACTGGCGGCCCACGATTGCCCGGTGGTGTGTGGCGAGGAAGTGTGTCATGGCGGCATCCTCGGCCTGGTCCTTAGTAGCCATGAACTTTGATAGGACCCGGCCGCCACATAGGTGGCAGACCGCGATCCATTCGCGTCTTCGTGCCATTACAGCACCTCCTTCCAGCACACATCATCCTTGCATTCCTTCCAGGGGCACTGCTCCGGGACCCGGATGTCTTCTTCGGAACACTCTAGATAGCATCCAGGATCGCATCGTCTACACTCGAATGCAGGCATTATGGATCCCCCGAACCGTTGTCCTTGTTGATCAATCGGGCCGCCCGGTCACTTTTCATATTCATGACCAGGAGCTTCTCGAGATCATACTGGGTCGGGGCAGTGAGTCCTTTGTAAGGCCCCCAGGTCACGATCCACTTCCGCCTCCCGGATGGGAGGGTAAGACCGTACTCCGCGATCTTTGACCCCCTGGCCCGGACGACATAGAGACCGGCGCTCTCGCGGCCGGAGGCTCCTCTCACGACAGATATGAAGATCCCACCAACCTCGCGATAGACCATGGGGATCAGGCCTCCGTTTTATGGGGGGAGGATACTAACCCCCTAAATTTCTCAAAATGGACGTACTCGTCCTCGAGCCTCGAGTATGCCTCGAGGACTGCGTCCATGATCTCGTATGCCCTCCCTTGGACATACTCAAGGGTGTTGTTGTTACCCTGCTTGAATCGACCCACGAGGGTGTGTTGGCCATATATCTGGCCTTTGTACGTGATCTCTCGTATAAGGTCGGGGGCGGTCTCCTCAACCGCCATTGCGATCAGTCCGGCGACAACATCGGTCTTCCGGGTGATCTCCTCCCGGGCATTGAAAATGTATGTCAGTTCTACCGCGGAGTAGCGATCTTTAAATGTATACTTCGCCATCTATACCGCCTCCTTCGTGGGGAGGGCGAGGGTGAGCACTTCCACGATCGCCGGGATCTCGTATGTGGGGACCTCTAAGACTCTAACCGCGCTTACCCGGAGGTCGTCCCATCTATTCTGATCGGCAATGGCCTCGGCCAGTTGGTCTTCCTCGTCGTCATTCTTGGTGATCGCGAACCAGGTGTCTCGTGAATCCCACCCGATCCTCCGTCCGTCATCGAAGATAGCCACCGATTTGGTGATCCTCCAGAGGGTCAGGGTCATGTCATCGCCCCCTCGGCCTTATCCTCGAAAGAATGATCTAGTGTCATTCAGAGGACCCCCCTGATCCGGTCCTCGTTCGGGGGCCGGTTGAAGATAGCCCTCTCCAGGATCTCGCGGGAGACCCCGGGACATTCACATACATACTTTTCCCCACACGGGGAAATATTACTAACAGTCCGGATCCCGCGGGCACCTGTTACGCGCTGGGCCGTGGGCCGGGTCTCTTTCTCTGGCATTTTTAATTCTCCTTCTCATGTTGTTCGCTAAGCTATACAGAAGTGTGACCCGGACCCCATCCTCTCAACGCCGCGAGGGCGTCCTGTGTGGGGTGGGTCCGGGTCATGCCTCGATCTCTCCAGGGATCGGGATGCCTACGCGGATGGCCTCCTCTATGAGGAGATCCCTGACGGTCGCGCTCTGGGATTTCCCCCTCAGTTTAGCGACCTTTCCCACTATCTCTTTCATCCTGCCATTCACTCTTACTGAAATCCACATTTGTTGCACATCTCCTGTGCAACACGAGGATAGGCGTGTTACATGATAAAAGTTGTGCTACATGGGGTCATGTGTTGATGGGTAAGACCAGATGGTCTATTCAATCCTCACGTGCGATTTTTAGCGAGATCTACTGGAAATCTGTTGGTATATTGTAATTCTTCATAAATTGTTAAGGTAATTCAAACTCTGGATCATTGTAGAAAGCAAATGCAATAAAAGCCACATCTGAGTCAGATCCACCGCATATTTCCCCAGCCGATCTCATTTCTATTTTTTTAATTCGTTTCATTCCTATATCATACATGCTATATGTGTACCATCTCACTCCTTTCATGTACATACACACAGAATCCACGAGTATATCGTTTATATAGAATTTTGCAACTCCATCGTTATAATCACCATCACATTTTATAGCACAATATTTATATCCAAATGGAACACTTTTTCTGATATAACCTTGGCCTGGAGCTTCTAACCATATTTCCCCAGGAGCAGTAGATGGATTTACATGGGTAGCTTGATATTCTACCTGGTTCCAGAGGAATATCACATCTGCACCAAACAATGAAAGATCCAATGGAATCAGTTGAAAATTAAAATTAATATTCCAATTAAACCCGGCGAACTGGAATGATGGTGTATTAAACACAGCATCACCAATTGAAAATGAAAGGGTGGGGACAGCGATCCTGGTATTGTCTTTCAATTGATACAATATTACTGAATCTCCAACACTAACGTTGCCGAGTGGAACAGCCACGTTTTCTCCGAGCGATGGCATTACCAAGACTTCATCTCCCACATCTGTCATATCAGATAATCCTCGCTGTCACAGTTCTCCCGTCCTCAAGGAGGACAGTTGCCGTTCCGTCATCATTGATCTCAGTCACCGTCCCTACCTCGTTCCCTGGCATCGCTGCAGCCTTTGCATCAAAGAGTGCGTCGGCTTCACTGAGCGGGTCAGGGTTCATCCCACGATACATCCGCCTGATTTGCGAGAGTTTTGTTTCGCTGGTAACCTGGATTTGAACCTTTTTTGTAGCGGTCGCATCATCGATCATATATGTTATTGAGATTATTCTCATCGGGGTTGCTGGGATCTCTGACCATCCGGAGAATGTCACTTTTTGGATGAGTTCGAGATCGACCCGCTGGTTCAATGTGACTGTATATGTCTTTTGGGTTGTGGAGAAGTAGGTGAGCAGTTCTTGCGCTCGGGCCTGGACCTGTGCGGCAGTCGTGAATGCTCCCGAGCTCTCTACGAACTCCACAGGGATCTCATCTCCGTTCGTTACGTCTGTAGTCTCAGCAGTATAGGAAATTGTGGTCCCACTGGTGGGATCTCGGCCAAAGACCGTGACTCGATTATACCGCTCATCTCCCTTCACATCCCAGGTAATCGGTTCTACCACATAAGGGTCTGGTTTCGTGAACGTGACTGGTGATGGGAGATCAAGATAGGTATCGATCTGATCTTCACCGCAGAAATATGCGCATGGTGTCATGACTCCACCTATATTCCGCCACTTAACGATGAAGATGTACCGGCAATAATCGCAGATCTTCTGAATTGCCTGAAGTCTGGATGTCGACCGATCAAAGTCGAAAACCCGCGTATTCAATGTAGTGCCCCATTCGGCAACTGGTTGGATGGAATATGGTTCAATCCCAGTCTCTGTCAGCCAATCGTCCCCACCGAGAAGACCTCTGATTATATTCGCAGGGTTCGGGGCCGCCGTGTTGTGGAGATATGCTTCAGGAACTTTTCGTTGCGAAAGATACCAGGCATAATCATACCCGGTGATCCTCGTGGTGTTATCTGCCGGTGCAAGTTGCGGTTGGGATCCCGGGAGGATTCCAGTGAATATTGTATGCGAGACCCCAAGATGATCAGTAGCGGCATAGGTGCAATGCCGGAGAACTGTTGTATCGAGATTTTTGTATTGGTGGAGTTCGATATTGGCTCTCCACATCGTATCATCGATACTCCGTGAGATCATGATGCTCTTCGTCCGAACGAGTGAAAGATCCATGTAGAGTTTCGCGAATACTTTGACGATCTGGGTCTGGATGGGAACAATTGGTGCCTCGAAATAATTTGTGATTGGTTTAGAGGCCACAGTTTTCTGCGAGAATTCGATTACTGGACCGAGTGAGACAATCGGGGTCTCCGCTGTCATTGTTTGGCTGAACTCGATCAACTCATCATATTTCAAGACGGTAATCTTCAGCGGCTCTGGTAGGAATGGGTAGTATATGATCTGACAGTCGGGGCGCGGGCCATACTGTCGCAGGGAGAGCGTGGGTTCAGTGGCGGTGTATTTGCGGACATAAACACAATCAAAATATGTTACAACGTTATCTTGAAGCTCAGATACCTCTAATTTTTGGGTATTGTTTATCCCGGTTCCAGACTGCGACCCCAATAACGTGGAATCAACATAATATGCAATTCCGCCAGAACCATCAAATCTGATTTCGAGTTTATGCCATCCCTCAGATCGATTTTTTGTAGAGACTACCGGAGAACCCCAAGTACCATAACAATATTTTGTTGTGCTTTGATCTGGGCGTATACCCACAAATCTAATAGAAGCATCACCATAAAAAACATTTGATAAAAATGCGAGTTGACTTCCAGATCCAAGATCGTAAAAAAATCCTCCAATAATATTAACAGATGATTCACTTCGGTATATACAAACATTCTCATTTTTTCCAGGGTATAATTTCATTGACTGATTTCCAGAAAATGATTTTGTCGTAGAATGAGCGTATTTGTTTTGTTGGCCTGCTTCTAATGTCCATCCGGATGGAGTGGCCCCTTCAAAATCGTCAAAATCAATAAAGACATTGTTTCCGTTGTTCTCGCTTATTGCCTGCGAATTCCCATAATAAAGGTAGATTTGTCTCTGGCTGGCACTTGGCACCTTAATCCAGACAGTTGCATTTGTTTTCTGGGTATACGATTCAATCCAATAAGGGCAGATCTTACCATCCTGTTGAGCGAATCTAATATCCCGGAAATCAAACTGCATCCCTGGTTTCCAGGGTAGTATGAGTTTATGCTGATAATCCGTGATATTAACAGGGTTTGTGATTCTAATCGTGGCTCGATATGGCCAGTTTGGATATGGCCCGCTCCCGCTCCCGCTCCCGCGTTCTTTCTCCCTCAATCCAGCAGAGAGGAGGGTCTGATGCTCTGGAGGAATGACAGCAAGGCCTGCAGATTGAAGTGAGGGGTAGTTCCCGGGAGATGTCATTATCTCCCCCACTTACTCCTGCACGATTGTCCAGACTGATATTGCTGTTAGGCTCTTGCTGGTATCAAGGTTGGTAACCTGGACTCGGAAATATTTCACCGCAGGATTGATCGGGAATGTTACCCCCACGGTATTCCCTGCAGACACGGATACGCTTTGAGTCGCATATTCCACGGTATCAAAGTTCGTTCCATCACTGCTAGCAAACACCTTGATTGTTGCTCCCGCCGTAGCATCGGCATCGAATGTCATCACTGTCTCAATTGCACATTGGAGTGCAGCGGACAGGTCTTCAGCAGTGCAGTCTCCAAGTGTTGTTGAGCTGCTCGCATTCGCTGTTTTGTTATCCAGGACTTTTGTTACTGTCTTTCCTAATCCCATTTTTCATCTCCTCCTTTATCCTCTTGCATGCGTGCATTTGCACGTTACCTGAATCGAATCGCCATTATCTACATTCCGTGCAGAACTCCACTTATGCCGGAACCACATCGTCCCGCCACTGCTCGAATTGAATGCTCCAACTTCCCGGATTGCAACCGTTGAGACTGATGTTGATGTCCATAAGGCTGTAAGCACCGTCTTATAACTCGCTTCATATGATACTGTAGCTGCTGCCCTTGCTAACCCAGAACCAGTAATAGGGGTTTTGAGTGCAGTATCAGTTTGAGATTCAGCATCAGTACCGGTCCCGAGTTCAAGGTACGTCATTGGTGCGACTGAATCAACACCACCAGCCCGCTTTGCTGCCCAAACCAGGCCGTCGTTCGTAATTGTTACCATTTCATGTTTCCTCCTCCTTCTTTTTTAGCAGTTTATCAATCTCTCTTTTGGAGATGAAATATACCTCTCCTCCAGGTTTCAGGACTCCACGGTCAATCGAATAAACTTCCCGCATTTGGCAAGACGGACATGGGTCTCGCAGATATTCTGGGCAGACACTGGCACACCAGGAAGGTGGGGGTCCACGGATCACCATCTCCACCTCGATCTCATTGAGTCCCATACCAGTAGTGATACCTTCATTGAGTGCATTAAGCAGCATAATCCTTCACGAATTTAACCTTGTACTTCCACCAGTTTCCTGGCGGGATTTCTTCATACGTGACCTCTCCCATGATCGCGCAGTTCGTATACGTGTTTGCGAGATCACAGCCGGTAATCACGAGCGATGCCTTTGACCCGGTAGTCTGGACGCTCGTTTTTCCAGAAAGTAGGACAGACGTCTTTGTGATCCCGCTCTTTGCAATGATTGCCGTGATGTCAGCAAACGAGTCAGTCACACATTCGATCTCGATCTCGAAGTGGCAGCCATATATCTCTTTCGGCTTCAAGGGAGCAGGGTTTTTCAGTTCCACACTGTCGAACTCGATCGTCGTCATGTCGTTGTCCTATACCCTTTCTGCTGGCGTTTGCTGGCCATCTGCTGCGAGAGTTTGGCGATCACCTGGTTCGCGATCTCCTCGGCGTTCTGACCAGCACCGTTGATCACTATTGCACCGGCAGCAATGTTCACGGTCCCACCACCACCGCCTCCTCCACCAGCAGCAGTGGGCCCTGGTGCTGATCCAATTGCAGCAGCTACGGGAGCGGCGAGGTTCGTGCTGGCTGCTTCTGTCACAGCCGGAGCTGCCTTCTCCATCCCACTTGTGAGGTATGCCGCCCAGTCGATCTCCTCGGACAGCGGGCCCTCTTTTGCTGGAGACCGGAATGAGATCATCGAATGAACTTTATCAAGGACACTTCCAATAGCCCGGATTATGCCATCTGCTGCTGCCATGATCCCGTTCACCATCCAGGTAATCATGTTGTGACCGGCCGCATAGAACCCTGATGCCGTGCTGGAGATCACGTTCTGGATAGCCCCCACCATCTGCGAGAATATCCCCCGGACCTGTCCGGCCATCCCAGAGAATGCGCTGCCGATCCCAGAGAATGCCGAGCTCGCATACCCAGCAATCGACCCGATCCCGGAGAATGAATTGACCATGTTCTTTACGGCACCACCAAGGTCGTTGACTCCGGTGGTCACCGATGATCCAATCCCGGAGAATGCAGATTTAATCCGATCGACATTTCTTTGAGCTGCCTCACCTGCCTGCTCGAATGGCTTGACTATATCAGGCCCAATTTTAGCAAAGTCGCCATGCACAATGTCAATAATAGCGGCACCAAGCGAACCAAGTGGAGCGAGGACGATCTTCATGGAGTTCATGATGATCGACCCTATCGGGGAACTCTCGATCTGTCTCCCGAGATCAGAAAGCCCCTTGAGGATTCCGAGTTTGTCGAGCGTCCATACTCCAGCAAGACCAGCAACAAGCCCCCCAGTAATCCCAATGGCGATCGTGCCGCCGACGGTGCTGGCTGCTGCTGCTGCTGACGCTCCCAGGCTGGACAACCCGCTGGTGATTGATGTGAGTATTCCCCCAGCACCAACCATCTTCAATGCGGCAATCCCCATGAGTGCCGGGCCGATCGCACTGAGCCCCTGGGCAGCATAGATCGCTGTCCCCCCGACCGCCTGGAGCGGGGGCGGGAGTTCTTCCAGAACACTAGCCAACCCGCTTATAGCATCAGCGACGATGATTGTGGCAGGAGCCATCCCCTCACCAAGCGCGATCTTCGCGGCCTCCATCTTGTTGTTCGCGATCTCGAGCTTAGCGCCATAGCTCTCCAGTTTCGTATTCGTCTGGTCCTGGATGAGGTTCATCTCCTCCATATTCTTCCTGAGCTCAGGCATCTCTTCCGTCTGGCTCATGAGTGCGATCGCAGCTCTCTGACCATAGGTGCCGAACATATCGTTCAGGATGTTTAGGCGTTCCTGCTCGTTGCTGACTCCATCCAGGGCGGTCTTAACATCAATCATGATGTCATTAAGGTCCCGGAACTTCCCTGTTGAGTCTGTCAGGGAGATCCCGAGCTCCTTGAACGTGTCCGCTCCAGTTGTCGTCATTGTCAGGAGCATCCGGTTTAATGAGGTCCCGGCCTCCTCAGAGCTCGTGAATGAGTTCTGGAGGGCGACGTTATATGCTGCCAAGTCATTAAACGTAATCCCGAGCTGGCTCGCAACGCCGATATTCTTCATGATCTCTGTCATGAAGTCCCCCATCTCATACTTCCCGACACCGACTGCATTCGCGAACACCTTAGTGATCTCTGCCGCAGTATAGGTCTCCTTCCCATAGACCCCCATGACATTGATAATCGAGTTAGTCGCCTCGGCCATTTCCATTGACCCAGCTGTCGCGAGCTTAGCAGCCTCGGGGATCGTGGCCATCATTTCAGTATATTCATACCCCACGGAGACCATGAGATACATCGAGTTTGCGATGTCAGTCGCGGTGATTGGGTACTGTTTCGAGAGGTCCAGGGCCGCATCCCTAAGCCCGTTGAAGTTGGCGATCGCCTCGTCAGTCGTCCCCATGATGGCCCGGACTTCTGTCATGGCTTCATCGAAGGATTTAAAAGAGGACTGGATGTCGTTCGTCATCCCCACTGCCGCGAAGCCCACGGCTGAGAATGCCGCCCCAACACTCATTAGGCCGGCCCGAGAGGAGGTTATCCCCGCCCCGGTCTGGTCATTTGCGACGATGTCATAGGCAACTGTCCCGAGGCTTCCGATTAGTCCCGGCATGGTGTTTATACTCCTCCTCTTTTGCTCTTCTCTATCCTCTCTTGCCTCTCGTTATACCAGGCGAGCCAGAAGGCGCGAATGTGCTCAGGGAGACTCGCCCATTCTCTCGGATCCAGGATCCTCATGTAGTGGAGGAACGCCCCGTAGTTCTGGCCCGGATTTGTCTGTGCGAAAGGACCGGGCAGAGTTGATCCTCCTGAACCTATCAGCCTGGGCGTCGTAATATGCGAATGTCGCGGCCAGCATATCCACGACAGCGAACTTATCCCGGTTCTTCTTCAGCCAGTCCCGGGTGATCAGGGGGTTCGCAGTCACGATCTCGAGGATCTCATATGCAATCTCGTCCATCCTGGCCTGGGCCTTCGGGTCGTTCGGGTCAAGTTCTTTCCTTTCCTTCTCGAGCTTCGCGATTCTCTTTGTCTCGGACTCGGAGAGGCAGGCTCGGATCGCAAGGGTGTCTCCCCCACCGAGGTCCACCTCTACGGTCTCTTCCCGGACCCGCCTCTCGAGCATCGCGATCTCTCCCGCCCATCGCTTTTTATCGGCCTCTTCCCGGACCCTCCTCTCCTCAAAAAGAGGTTCGGCCTCTTTCAGGATCCTGTTGACCTCGGCCAGCTCTTCGGGGGTGTGCTCACGGACCACTGGGGATCACCTTACGTATCCACGCAGGAGACGATGATGTCAGCATCCGGATCCCGTACGAAGAACTCCAGGCTGTCCTCGAGCATCTTCGAGGCGTCTGTGAAGTTGAACCCTGACTTGTTGAAGATGACGTTCGTCAGTGTCACGGTGATGTTATTTGATCCATCCACGACGGCCCCCACGAGAGTGAAGGTCTTCGGCTCCCCGATAGTCACGGTGCTGTCACCAGCAAGGGACTTAACCTCCAGCGTCCCGAGATCATCAACCGTATCGATTTCACGGACCAGCATCCCCTCGACGGTAGCGAAGATGTTGTTCGTGTCGATATACTGGTCAGCCACCATCGTGGCAGGGATGTCGATCGTCTCTGAAAGCGTTTTCCCAGCAGCGTCTGTCCCGATCAGGGTCACGGTCCCAGCGGCCGCGGCGTTCTTGGTCTTGAGCGTAACTCTGATCCGCGATGGTGTCCCGGGCGTTGGGTCGGTCATGTCCTGGTAGAAGTCAGTGCCGTCCAGGACGGTGCTCGTGGCGAGGAGTGTGGTGGCTGTCCCCGTTGTCGGGGTGGCATTCATCATCGCCTGGATGAGATCGGCGTTTGTCTGGATCCTGGATAGTTTGCCCTTGCACGATACTTTTCCCGGGATATTGAGGTCGCTCCACTTCCCGGATCGGGAGTGGGAAGTTATCCCGCGGGTGATCTCGAAGTCGAACTCAGCGACTGCGAGGGGTGACCCGGCATAGGTCACAACCCCATGAACCCCGGTATATTCCTGAGTCATTTGTTCCTCCTATGTTGTTAGATGTCCGTCACGCTATACTCGAAGGAATACCGAAGGGCCTTGTGATAGGCCTTAAGGTCCTCGTCATACTGATCGCTTGATGAGATCCTCTCCCAGGCCCTCGTCCCGGTAACACCCGGGAGGAGGAGCTCGTCCACCCGATAGGCGATCCTGTCCAGGTCCTCGCCGCTTGACGGGACCCAGACGTCCACCTGGATCGTGGGGGAGAGGTCTCTCGTCCTGTGGGTGGTATACCCTACTCGTGGTTTGCTCCTCTCATTGTTCTCGTCAATTGTGACTGATGGGACCTTCGGGACCTGGGCCGGGTGCCGTCGGTAGACGTATGCCCCACCGAGGTATCCCTGGAGGGTGGCGTCGTTCTTCAGGGTGTTCCTGACCAGGGCGAAGATCGTGAGCTTCATCAGATCACATCACAGTGTTTAACGAGCCCCATCACGAGGAAGTTCTCCATGATCGCGAGAGTCTCTGGTTCTTTCTCCTTGACCGCATCCAGAATGAACGGCCTCGCCTTCATCCTCGAGGTCCCCTCATGAACGTGGATCGCATACTCGATCCCATCATAGATCGTCCCCTGGACGTAGTCCTCCGAGACCTCCACCAGGCTCCGGATATTCGTCCGGAGGGTCCCGGTGTCGAATGGGGCCTTATAATATGGGCTCTTTCCAGGAGTGCAGTTCTCTTTCGCCAGGCCCTCGATGTTCAGGCAGGCCTGACCCAGGGCACGCTCGAGTGCCGGTATAGTCTCGGCCTTGACCATCAGGAGCTTCGCGGCCATCTGCTCCACGGTGTAGATCCCCATAGATCAGCCCCCACCTCCGCCCTGGAAGAGCTTAGAGAAGAAGGCGAAGATGGCCACGAACCCACCTGCGAATCCTCCAGCAACACCAGTCACAGACCCGGTGACAGCCGCTGCCTTCAGCTCCCCTTTCCGGGTGTTTTGCCACTCCTTCAAGCATTCGATGTCCTTATCGTGCTTCTCTAAGAGCTTTACGATGTTCTCCACCTGGGGGGAACCGGAGCGCTCGATCTCCCGTATCCGGGATTCAAGGCCTTTATACTGTTCCTGGACCTCGTCCATCCTCTCGAGGATGTTCTTTGTCCTCTCATCCAGTCTCTCGAGGAGTGCAATGGCCTGCTGGTCTATAGTCATCAGTCAGGTACCTCCTGGAGGATGACCTCGTAGTGATCGATTCCTGTCCTTCCAGTCCTGACAAGGACCCGGGAGATCGCATACGTCCCCGAGAACCCGGCCTGAGTGGTAGTGATCCGGTAATCCGTATCATTGATAATGACTGTCGATGGGAGCATGATTGAGAGCGGGGCCTCCTGGACCTCCCCGGCCGCATGGACCTTCAGACCCGACCCACTAGCACTTTGGTAGTAGAACCTGCACGAGACTCCGGATTGGGATGTCTCCCAGGTATACTCGTTCTCCCCGTAGGTGTTCTCATAATCAGTGATCTCTCCGTTCTGTGTGGCTGACCCGGTGTGCTCATCGGTGAGGAGCATACCGTTCACGAAGGACCCCGAGACCCCCGTAACGACCAGGTATCCGGCGGCCGTCCCGGCTCCCCAGGACCCACTCTCCAGGACGATGCTCTCGATCGTTCCAGTCGCAGTGGCAGGGGGGTCGTCCCCGCTCGTCCCGGTCACGGTATCGCCAACTGTGAATGCGACCGTCCCAGAACTAAAAGGGATGATTTTCTTCTTTTGCCTTACCTGGATCGTTGCAGTGTGGATCATGGGGGAGGTCCTCATCGGTTCACCTTCCGGAGATAGTAATTGTCGGACACGTTCGCGTTTACCTGGATATAATCATCCACGAGCTCCCATGCCTCGGCTGTCAGCTGTGCAATGGCCTGGTCGATATTGTCAGATGAGGCATAATCCCCCATCTTGATCGAGGATGGCTGGGTCCCGTCCAGGCGATACCTGGTGAGGAGCCCTGCGATCGAGAGCTTCAGACACGCAGCTTTTATCCCGGAGGTCGGGGACCCGGAGAGTGAGAACCTCGCGAGCTTCGTATCGATCTCCCGCTCGGCCTGCTCGATGATCGGGGCCAGGACAGTTGTGGGGTCCAGTGTGGACCCGGTGAGTGCCACCAGTTCTGCTGTCGTGCAATAGGTGACCATGGATTTATGGGCCTCCTGACTCGTCCCGGATGTCGATCACGTTCGACCTTTTCGAGGTGTTAGGGTCCAGTGGGGTGGTGTCCAGTAAGAACGTCTCGTCATTATAGACCCCGCCCCCCTGGCTCCCGGTGATGTCAAGATACTCGAGCTCGGCCTGGGTGAAGGAGGTTTTGTCCTTCATCGCCAGGTCGCGCTGTCTCGCCCATTCGCCCGAGAGGATCTTCACCGTCCTGGAGGAGAGCATTGGATTCCACCAGGTGCTTAGTACTCTACCCGGCAGATGGCCCCGGCCTGGATATAGTTTATCCCGAACCGAGCGGTTACCGGGCATGCGAAGATGTCCCGGGTCACGTCTTCTACCTTCTTCATCGAGATGTCGCGCTTCATCCCGATGATCGCGGCATTCCTGGAGTCGAAGATGACCATCCCGATCTCGCCATCGGAGTCATAGTCCCAGGTGTATGAAGACGACGCGAAGGGAGAGGATGTGGTCGTGAGCGCGACATCGCAGAGCCCTACCTTCAGGCCGAGAAGGTTCGGGAGTCGGCCGGCCATTGCAGCCTCGGCCCCGATATATGAGGTCGGGATGAATTCCTTCAGGACCACGGCCTCGGCATCAGCGCACATGACCACGCTGTCCGGCTGCCACCCGGCGGCTTTGACCAGCCCCCGTGCTCCAGCTATGGCCTTGATCCCCTGGGCTCCGCTGACTCCACCGGTATCCACCTCGTAGGTGGCGTTGTCGATGAGATACTTCAGGCACCCGAGGTTGAGAGTGTTCTCGATCCTCTCACCGGCCTTCCGGACCTCCATGGCCATGACGTCATACATGGAGTCCTCGATCAGCTCGTTCGTGATATACGGCATGTCGCCATACTTTATGGCGGTAATGTCGGTATACCCATAGTCCTGCTGGTTGATGTGGATGTCTCCACCTTCAGAAATCGCGGGGGCATATGTCCCAGCGGCTCCCCTCGGGACCCGGATGGTCGGGCCGGTCATCTTCACGATCGGGAGCATGTTCCGGAAACACTTTGCGGGCTCCGCCCCCTCGAGGACTGTCGCATACATCTGGGTCTGGACCAGGGTGGTGCTCTCGATCTTCGTGGAGAGGAGGAGCTCCCTGGCCTTTGTGACTTTCCCCTCGTGCCATACCGTGAGGTCCCGGGGGATCTTCCGTTCGACTATCCTCTTATAATCTCCTGTCTCAGAGAATGCAAGCTCGAAATAGGTCGCGAGCCGCCTCTCCATGGGCCCCGCACTCGCGAGGTCCCGGGCTTGTGATGCTGTCAGTTCCATCTAGCTCACCACCGTATGATCCGAATAGAGGATCACTTCGGGCCAGATCAGGATCTCCCCGGTTTTGCCACCCGCGATGTCCTCGAGTGCTCGGCCAACGATATAGGCATGACTGTCAACCGTGGTATCGTTGGTTGCGTCGATTACAGTGCTCGACAGGTCTGCCCTGGGGACGAACTCCGAGACCGTCCCTCCTGCTGTAGCGGCATTCGCCTCTACGAGACCGCCGGCATCGATCACGTTCGTGTCATCTGCGTTCGCCACGATCACCCTGCACCCGGGCCCGGCGACGGTTACGAGCTCTCCGGATGCGGCATCGTGGATTGCAACCCCGATCGGATATTCTCCCACGGTGGCGTCCACGACGACCACGGTTTTTGATACCCCAGTGGCCGCGAAGGCTACAACCTGGCCGGCCTTGATCGTCTCGCCAGCCCGGAGGTCGTCGAATATGACCCCGCTCTTCCCCACGAGAACCTTCTGGATTGTGGGGAAAGTCGAAATGCCAGTCATGCGTTTAGTCCTCCATCATCATCACGCCGCTCCGGATCACGATCTCTGGTGTATCCGGCTCAGCGAGTTCCTTGTCCTGCCCATCGCCCAGGTTCGCCTTCGGGTCCGCCGGGCTCTCTTCCAGTTCCTTGACCCTGGCCTCGAGTTCTGCAAGCTGCTTCAGCTTGTCCTCGTTCGCCTTCCGGGCCGCCTCGAGCTCTGCCACTTTTGTGATGAGCTCCTTCCGCTCGCCCTCGGACTTCGCGAGGGCTTCAGACAGGGCCTTGACCTGGCCCTTCATCTCTTCGAGTTCCTTTGAATCCATGTCATCCTCCTCGAGCTCCTTATCAAAGTCACGATAATGACCTTCAAGGTGAGCTCTCACTTTCTCTTTCATGTCAGACGGGACGGGTGACCCGCCTCTTGCTCCACCCAGTGCAGCCATAGCGGCCGCCACACCCTTCCAGACCGCGTTGTGGGTCTTCGGGTCGTGATGGGGGAGCTTCAGGCCAGCGAAGCTGTCCAGGTTCTCCACATAGGCGAAGTGAGAGGCGATCGCGGCCTTCTCCTCCTGGGAGAGGTCATCCCAACTGCGATCAGTAAAGTCTCCCAGGTTCGGCCTGGACCATGGTGTCTTCTCATCAGCCGTCCCGTACCCCTTCGGGTTGTTGGGGACATACCCCAGGTATCGAACATCTTCCTCATTCAGGCGGCATTTCTTGCATGCCCCCTTGTTTACAACCGCGAGGCCCAGGAACTCCAGGGAGATCACGTCATATACGTTCTCCTCGGGGTTCCACATTTCAGCCCCGATATGTTCAACGCTCACGAACTCGGCCAGGTCGGCCTTCACCATCTCGATGGTGTCCCGGCTCTGGGTGTTCTGCCCGTGCAGGAAGAGGTCCCCCACCACAGCCCTGTCCTGGTAGTGGGGGTCGATGACAGTCCCGATCTTCTCGGTGATGCTCCTCGGGACGCCGCCTGCATGACGAGACCAGACTGACAGGTCCCTCCATGCCCCGGCGAACTGCTCGAGGACCTCGCCCCGATACCTGGCAGGAGTCCCGACGTTTGAGTCAGTCCAGGTCCCCTCTGCCAGTAGCGGGACGTCCTTGATCAGGAGACCGCCATCCCGGTCCTGGAATTTGAGAGAATTGAGCCCGATCTCGAGAGCTCGAGAGTAAGCCTTTTTTGTGCTGCCTTGTCCAGGGTCAGGCATACAGAAATATGACCTGAAGTAATATAATTGTGTTTAGGAGAGTTCGATGAGTGATGGTGATCACAGGTCCTTGATCCTCCTTCTCATCTGGACCTGAAAAATCTCAGAAGTATGATCGAAATTATCCTGGGCTTTCTTAATTGCCTGATCTAATAGGGTGTCGATTGCCTCCACGGACCCGAGATATTGATCTGCGATCCTCGCATACTGGAGGACTTGTGCAGGATCCAGGTCTGGAGACCCTTCATGGGATGAGAGGACCGCCTCCGATCGGATCTCCTGGACCCACCAGTCGTTAAGCTGCAGGAGCTCCTGGAGGAGGGCGACCTTTTTAAGGCAGGTATCCGTCCCAGCCGTCACCTGGCTCGCGGTGTGGAGTATCTGGTGGATCCGGACCCGGACCTCTTCTTTCACCTGGTCCGGGGTGACCTTATCAGGAGGTTGGGGAGGCTCGAGCATCCTCTTCGATCTCCTTCTCCTTCTTCTTCCTCTGGGTCGGAGCCGTCTTCTTCTTCGCTGGGGTGGGGGCAGGCTGGGAGTGTGTGGCGGGGAGGCCCGGGCCCGGGATCCCGGAGCGGGGCGTCTCCACTACATCCTGGTCCTCGAGTTTCTTCAGGTAGTCCCTCACGGTCTGGGTCGACCGGAATCCCCCATTCAGATGTGCGAATTCATATCCCAGGTGCCTGGCCGTGACAGAGGGGAAATCATCCCGGTGATCTCGGATATACTTCTCCTCGTCCGGGTGGAGAGGCCGGCCGGATACCATTAGAACACCACCTCGGTCTCGTCCTGGTCGTCAGTCCATGCCTTGATACCTGATACTTCGATCGTGGCTCTACTCATCAGAATGTCTCCCTAACCTGGTTTACTCTTCCCCGGGATCTCGATCACTGGTGTGGTGGTGCATCGGCAATTTGGGTGGGCGGGGATCGGCGGGACCTCCTGGATCTCGTAGACGTGGCCATCCCTGTCCATGCAGATGTCACAGCACCGGGGAGGATCACCACCCGCGAGCCATTTGACCTTCGTGACCCCGTACTGGGCATACCGGACCAGTGATCCCTGGTTCACGGCATACATGTGCTCCGTCCTGGCGATCCGCTCGGCCGATGACCTCCCTGAATTTGTGACGTCCCGGACCCGGGTCATGAGCTTCGGGATGCCTTCGCCTCCACGGATCCCCTCCTCGAGAGTCGTGATCAGCTTCTTCCCCATCTCATACGTCATTCCCTTGATGTATGAGGTATTCCTGGCCCTGAGCCAGTCGATCGTTCTCCAGTCGGCCGCATTGAGGTCCTGGCGCCCCTCGGAGACAGAGACGTTGATCCCGACCTTCCCCAGTTCCATGGCTGCGAACCTTTTCCCGGCTTCGTATGCCTTCGGGATGTGCTCATCTACGACCGCGGACCCCCTCATATTCGCCTCCTGGTTGATCTCATCGATCGTCTCTGTGAGGTCCTTGGGGCTGATAGTCACAGGAGACTCCATGATCCTGAGGTCCGGGAGGCCCTCTTCCATGAGGTATGGCGGGGATCTCGAGGCCAGGACCTCGAGTGCCTGGGTCACGGCTTTCCTATAGAGACCCACGAGCCCGACCAGGTCCCGCTCATATTCCCGGGTGAGCCTTCGGGTCCCCGTGGGGTCCCAGAGGGCTGACTGACTATATCGTGTCCTTGCCATCCTTTACCTGATCCCCCTGGTCCTTATCCTGGTCTCCATTATCACCTGGTGGTGGTGGACTGGTCGGCTGCTTCTTCTTTTGTGATCCCGGGATCCAGAGGTTGTCCTCCTCCTCTTTCTCCTCGTACTGGCCCGGGTCGATGCTGAATGTCTCCTGGATATATCTCCTCGGGACGATCGAGAATGGATCGAGCGGGTTCGCCTTCATGAGAGCGGTGATCCATTCTGCCCTGTCCTTCTCGTCCTGGGGGTTCACGTCGTTAAAGACGATCTTCACTGCTCCGGGTTTTCCGGTGATCCGATCGATCACCTGCTGGTTATAGGCCCGGGCCACTACCTGCTGGAGGGCCGCGATCTTGTCATACCAGGCGGTCATCCGAACCTTGGCAGTCGCCTCGGTGGACCCTCTCCCGAGACCGAGCAGCTCCTCAGGGGTCCCCAGTGCGGTGCAAAGACGATCGATCGAGATGTTGTTATACATCTCTACCCCAGGGATTCCTTGAGTGTCGAGCTCGGTCACTTTAACCAGTGCATTTGTGATGTAGTCATGCTGGGGCTTGAGCTCCTGGATCTCTTTACGGATGTCTTCGAGGATCTTCTTCGGCGGCTGCTTCTCGGGGGTTCCGACCATGATATGGTGGCGGGGGTGGCCATGGCGCTCGATTGCTGTGCTCGTCCCTTCAGACGTCCGCGTGTCCCGGAGGATCTCATCATACGCCCTCTCGATGAGGGAGAGGCCGTAAACAGACCCGGCGGTCTTGAAAATGGTCAGTTTCACAACTTCATTGGGCTTCAGAGAGACCGTCTTCTTATTATTGTCCACGACCACCTCCTGGACGTATTCGGAGATCCGACCCTTCATGTCATGCTTGAACCGGATGGTTGACGAGTCCAGGGTCAGGATCGCCCCGAGCTTATCCCCCTTTCTCGTAGGGACGAGCTCCTGGATTGCATCTCCCATCACGAGTGCCTCGTCGATCGCCTCGCCCATGGCCCGGCCGAAACCGATCCGATCATCGGCCTCTTTCACGAGCTTGACGAGGTTCTCGTCCTCACCCACGATCTTATATCCGTTCGAGAGGATGAAGAGACGATAAGAGTCCAGGGCCTCGGCCACGATCCCGCCCTGCTTCTGGATGGTCCTCCACTTCCTCATCTGTTCTTCTGACCGTTCACGTGGGGAGAAGTAGTCCATCCCCTGGGCTCCGCTGACCCCGGCGGTATATGCCTTCGGCTCAGCGTCCTCGTCCTGGACCGGGGATCCCAGGCCCAGGCGTCTCTTTATATCTTCGATTAATGTCATGCCATCATCTCCTCCTGACCGGCGGTAGAGTCCAGACCATCTCCTCGCCCGGTTCCTGGAGGTCTCCCAGGTGGGTATGGATCGCGTATCTCATCGCGTCCATGAGGTGGTCTCTCCACTTCACCGGGTCCTCGAGGACCCGGCCGGCCTTGTCCTCCCTGTACTTATACCCACGGATCTCCCCGAGGAGGTTCACGCTCTCCGGATGGATGTGGAGCCTATACCGTTTCACCCGGTCGATCCCAGCCCGGACGTTCTTCTGGGCCGGCATTGTGTTAAAACCAGCCCGGATGATCTCCTCGATCCTGTCCGGCTCGGCTGAGTCTGCATAGATCGGGGTCTCGTGATCGATCCCGAGATCCTTCATCTTCTCGATGAGCTGGGTATTTGTAAGCTTCTCTTCATACAGGATCTCCTCGAGATAGAGCTCTTGGTCCCGGATCCCGACCTTCACCAGGGCCGAGGGGTTATTATACCCAAAGTCCAGGCCATAGCAGACGTCCTGGAACTTCTCGGGCCAGGCCGCCAACGTGTCCACCTGGTAATGGGTATAGATGATATTCTTCAGGACCCCGGGTTCTCCGAGTGTATAGACCCGATAATAATTATCGTCAATTTCTTTCAGGGACTCGAGCTCCCTGCGATACTCGTCATCTAGGAATGGGTTATTCTGGTGAGTCGAATGGAGAACCGCTGCCCCTTCCTTCTTCCCATGGACCATGTCGGTGATCAGCCAGTGGTACTGGTCCACGGGGTTAAACGTGAGATAGAGATGGTTCCCTGCCGGGCTGGGGAGCCTCAACCTGAGGTTGAGCTGGAGGAAGTCCTCCCGGGTAATCTCCGTGGCCTCCTCCACCCAGATCTGGGTCGCTTCATAGCTCTTGATCTTCTCCGGGTCGTCCAGGCCCTTGAAGAGGATCTCGTTCGTCTTCCACCGGATCAGCATCTCGGATTTGTTCCAGGTGTCCTGGTTCAGGGGGAATCCAACCTCTTTCAGGAGGTCAAGCACGAGGCGATAGGCTGTGATCCTGAGGGAGGGGAGGGTCTTCCTGGTCACGAGCATCCGCTCGTTTGTTCCCTCGATGAGGTTCAGGACGAACCGCTGGGCCACGGCCCGGGACTTCCCTGACCCCGCCCCGCCATACGAGACTATGAACCTGGCGGCCTGGTTCTGATCGAAAAAATCCCAGTGTTTCCTGAGCTGGGTCATCTCGGGGGCCATGGCCTATCACAATCTCCTGATAATGAACTCGATCGGGCCGCCATCCTCGCCGGAGTGCTCGAGCTTGTCCCGCCATTCCTTTGGCTTCCGGTTCTTCAGCCAGAATATCTGGGCTGTAACGTCAGGGAGAACCTTCTTTGTGGTTTCCTCTATCCTCACGGACCCGTCTGGGTATGTGATGACTTTCTTCTCAACATACTCGGACCCGATTGCCCGCTCGTAGAGGGAGGCCTCCACCCGCGAGTCGGCCAGGACTTTTCCTTCACTGAAGGCCGTTCTAAATTCCTCGTGTTTCTTGACCCATTCTTTCAGGGTGGAGGTCGCGATCTTCAGGGCCTCGGCCATCTCCTCGTTCGTCTTCCCAAGCCTTGCCAGGGCGAGGACCTGGGCCGGGTGGCGGTCTGGGTCGTACTGGGTGGGCCGGCCCCGACCCCGGGGGTTCTTGATCATCCCACCACACTCATTCATGGCCCCTTTCTATGGAGGGTCCCAGATATGATCTTTAACTCGGCCAGGATCTCCTTCTGGAGATCAGCGATATAAAATAGGGCCTCCTCCATGGTCTTCCCCTGCTTGTTGATCAGATACCAGGCCCGGGAGTACCTGGGGTCATCTGCCTTGAATGGTATTCCCGATGATCGATTTTTTGTCATGAAGCCAGGAGTGGGGTGCTGACCCCCTTACAAGCTATAGTATCCAATCCTTTTTGCTGAGGTCGTACCGACTGATTGTGGCGCATGTGTTTCATACAGGTGAAGGGACAAGTGTGTCACTAAACTCCTGGCAAGCCGGAGGCCGGAATCGAACCGGCATCCTCTTCCTCACAAGGGAAGCGCTCGGCCATGTTGAACTTCTCCGGCGTGCGAACGAAATGGGGGGATGATGGGGTTACTTCCCGTATCTCGCCCTCCAGGCCTTCGCGGCGTCCGAGTCTCCCATCAGGATCTCGATAACATCTTTGTTCCCACTCCACACCTGGCCATTTGGAAATACCATCTGGTATACCCATTCGTCTGGGAGGTATGCCACGTCTGGGTTCGGGTTGAGGCGAACCTTGATCCCGTCCTTCTCATAGAGGACCGTCCCCCGGGGAGGTCCATTGGATGGGGCCACGGTTGCGGACCCCTTCTCCTTCTGTGGGTCTATCCCACTTGCTGTGGTTCCCTTGGTCTTCCCCTCCTGGGTAGTGTCCGGGATCTGGAGGCCGACCAGGTAGTTGTAGATCGCCTCGGAGAGCTTCGTCACTGTCGGTGAGAGTGTGAACTTAGCCCCCACGAACTTGATCAGGGACTCAGCGATGATGATGGCCCCGGCGCTGGCCTCCAGGATCCCGAGAAGGCCCTCTGTAGGGATGATCACCCCATTCGTCAGGTAGTTCGCCAGACCGATCCCGCCGGCAAGCACCAGGGTCCCCCAGAACTTCGCGGGAGAGAACTCTTCACCTTTGAGGAGAGCTCTCCTTCGGTATATCAGCGAAGAATAGACGATCGCCATGACCATGGGGATACCCACGGACATGAGGATCTCGATAATCTCTGACATATGAAAATCTGGAGATATTCTCAATAAATATGTTTAGGTGTGTCACCTGGCCTGTACACTCATAAAAAAACTTTTTCCTCCCAGACCAGACCATTCTCATGTCATATACGTCCTGGGTCTTCAAGACCCTGAAAGAGAATGGTGGGTCGATGGTTCTCGATGATCTCGAGGCCATCTTCCTACTCGATCATGGAGAGAACGAGTCTCTCCTCACGGCTCTCGATCTGACGTGCGATCGCCTGGTGGAGGAGGGGCTCCTGGTCCGGTCCCAGCGGGATGGGTGGACCTGGTACTCGGTCAGGTTCTTCCTGGACCCTGCATTCGATCCGCGGGAGGTCCCGACGGCTAAGTATTACGAGTATGAGAAGATCCGGGCAGGACGGCTTGAAGGGTCTACCATATCAGCCCCCCCAGCGTATGACTCTCCCCTGGTCCCATTCCTCCCGGAGCTCGCCCAGGGGGGCGTCCCATCGTGCGTAGGTCACGCTGGGGCATACGCGGCCCAGGCGAACTACCTGGCGGTGACCGGTGACCGGCCCGAGACCACCACGATCGTCAGGGACCAGGTTGACCCGGGAACTGGGGTGGTATACGATAAGCTGTATCGGACCTGCTTCTCACCCTGGTGGATCTATTGTCTCACCAGGAGGAGGGGCCATATCTCCGGCCCGGGCTCAAGGACTGACCTGGTCCCGGACGTCCTCAAGGAGATCGGGGCCGTCACCTGGGACAAGGTCCTGACCCCGAAGACCACGGATCGCGCTCCCGAGCTCACGGACGAAGTGATCGAGAAGTTCAGGGTGAAGGCGGCTGGACACCGGATCAGGGGATATGCAAAGATCACCACTTGGGATGGGCTCCTGGAGGCGATCTCCTCTCACGGCGGCCGGGGCATCATCATGCCGATCAATCTCTGGTCTGACTATGCCAGCCCGTTCCCAGACGGTACCCTCCGGTATTCCCCAAACCTGGCAGTCGCGGGGGCCCATTCCCTCTTCTGGCCATCATACCAGGATGGGAAGATCATCTCCCGGAACTCCTGGGGGTCGTTCCTCCGCGACCTGAAGATCACCCGGAAGTACTGGGAGAAGATGGCCGGGGCCGCCTTCGTCTTCCTGGACGAGGATGAGGAACTGATCGCCAAGGCACTTTATTCCCTGACAACGATCACCACGGTCTTGAGGAGGAAGGACGGGACAGAGACTCCGCTCACGTGCTCACGGATCCTGGTAGAGGGAGACAAATACCAGAATGTGGGGGAGGTCAAGGTCATGCTCGAGCGTGGGCGGGACTATATAGTCCAGGCCGAGGCCCCGATCACCGCCAGGGTCAAGACCAGGATCCTTAAGGCGACCGTCTCCATCCCATCTGGCCAGGAGGGCCCTATGGCTGTG